TTTTGAAAATATTTTTTTTATATTTTTTATAGTTATCCCAGCTTCTGTAAAATTTTTCACAGCTTCTTTTCTATACTCATTTGATATTGCTTGTTGTTTATTATACCAAGTTTTTATAGCTTTTAACATACTCATCACCTCTTGACAGTATTCTATAATAAATCTTGTCAAAAAGCAACCACTTATTTATATATGTGTTTGTTTTTCAAGAATTTCTCCCATATCAGTTGTCCATTCAAAGAATTCATGGAATGAAATATTTAGAAAAAATTCTATTCCTGATTTACTTTCTTTGCTTAGTATTAAGATTGTTTTTCTAAGATCTTTGAAACTAGTGCTTCTAATCCCAAGCCATCGAACAAACCCTTAACTTGATTTGTAACTTCTAAAAACTCACTTCCAGAAAGTTTTTCTACTAAATCATCATAAGAACAATCTAATATTTTAGTTGCTAATACTGTCAAATAATGTTTTGATTCTTCCATTCCACCTTGTGGAAATATTCCACCCATTAATAAAAATTCTTTTTCTGCTTCTAAAAGATGTTTAGGACAAAGCATATCTCTTGTTATGTTTATTTCAGATATTTCTATCTCTTTATCATCTTTTTTACATTTAATTTTATTTTTTATTCTTACCATTTTTCCCCCTACATTCCTATAGCATCTCTAACTTCTGCTAGTAAATCTTCTCCATTTACATTGAAAATCATATTAATTTTATCTATTTCTAGGACAGTTTCATTATCCACTTCAACTTTTAAATAAGCACATGCGAATTTTTGGTTAGAACCAGAAGGTTTTCCAACTTCCAATTTTCCTAATCCTAAACTTTTTGGAACTACTCTTGTAGATATTTTTAATCTACCTTTATTTATCTGCCCACCACTCATATCAGTAGATTGAGTTGCTGCTCTAAATTCTAAAGCATATACTTTTTGAGAAAACGTTTTAAAGTTATCTTTAATTAATGTTCTGAAATTCATTCCAATTTCAAATGCTGAAAAATGCCCTAATGTTGGTGAATCTATTTCTCCAGCAATACCTGCCCCTGAAATTGTTTCAGACATAAATTGTATATCTGGTAAATCAACGTCAACTAAAGCTGTTGGTGACATCTCCCCATCTATAAAACATTTATAATTTATTATCTTTTCAGGGATTATTCCGATTGTTTTAGCCATTTTTACCTCCTAAAATAATTTTTCATAATATTTAACATCAATTTCTAAATCAAATTTAATTTCTTCAGCTGGTAGAGCTGGTGTATAATATAGCTTAAATTTTATTTTTCCATCAATTAAACTAGTTTGTGGGTTGTCTTCTCTTCTAAATTCAACTCTAGCACCTATTAACTTTCCAGCTGAAACAAGACCATTTAACCAAATGTTAATACTATCTGTTACTGTTTCTATTAATACCTTGTTTGTTGGCTCATCAATTTTTTGCCAATATGTTAATACAAGAGAATTTATAACCCAGTTAAACATCATTCTACTTACTATAAATGAATCTTTAGGATCTGATACTGCTGGGTAACAAGATGTTCTATTCCCCCAAAATCTCCATCCACCAATCCAATTTATAACTGTAGAAATTCCCTGACTATTTAAGTAGTTAGCTTCATCTAATCTTATAGGAGTTCCATCAAGAAGAACTGCTCCATCACCTTTTATATTTTTGTTTGAAGGTGATTTGAATGGTATGTCTTCATTATCTTTTGCTAGCATTTGAATTAATGCTGCTTTTTGAGTAGATATATTATATTGTTGTTTTCCTAAAGAAATTTTTGGCCAGCTTACATCTAAGAAAGTTGATGAAATGTTATTTGTATTCTTATTTGCTGCTGTATCTCCATATTTCTTAATTTTTGATGTATCTAAATCAACAAGCCCAATCCCTTGAAAATGTCCATTTATTTTTCTTGCTTTTGCTTCAATTACAGCTGCTACAGTTGAATTGCTAGAATATTTCGGAGCTAAAATTAGACTAGGAACTTTTCTATATTTAGGAAAGACCTCAGCAATTGCCTCTAATCCTTTTTTCTTTCCAGTTGCTCCATCTATTCCACCAATAATATCTGTTTCTTTAACTTTTTCTATGTCAATTACACTGTATCTAACTTCTATTGGATCTGTTTTAGTTTCTTTTGGAATTAAAACTAGTTGCCCTTTTTCATTGAAAGTTTTTGTATGTTCAAATGTTGTAGTTATAACAACAGTTTCTGGTAAAATTCCAATATCTTCTAACAAATACTTCCCATCTACAAAAGTTATTGTTTTGTTAGTAACTTCTTTTATATGTTTTGTTGTGTCTAAAACATTTATTAAAATGATTGGCCCTATATTAAACTTTGAGAAATGAACATCAATTGCCTCACATAATGTATATTTTTCAAAATCTTCTGAAAAACCAAAACTTTCTACTGCTTCAGCATAAGAACTACATAGAATAGGTTCATTTATATATTTATCTTTACATAAGTTTATTGGTGCAGTTCCTACATACACTGGAGTTATGCTATCACTAACTGCTGCAAGTAATTTTGTAGGACTTTCAGTTGCTGTAATACCATGATTAAATGCCATTTATATTCCCCCTTATTTCATTTTTTAAAGTATTATAAAGTGTTCTATAATACTCATTATTTTTTAAATTCAAATCTTCTACATTTATAAACAACTTTTCTGTAAGCGGATATTTTTTTATTGCTTCCTCAATATTAGAAGGATAGCCATTTACAAAAATTGTATATTCTTGCAGAGAAAATTCAGCTATTGTTGGTCCAATATATATCTTTTGAAAGTTTTCTTCTACTTCTTTTTCTTCCTCTTTTACTTCTGTTTTTATGTCTTCTTTTTCTTCCTCTTTTATATTTTCTTGAATTTCGTTTCTTACTTCTTCTTTCAATTCTTTATTTATTTCTTCTTCATTTTTTTGAATAGCCTTAGGCAATTCAATCACCTCCATTTATCCAATTATCTGTATCTGTTCTATAATCCTTTTCATAAACAACATTTATATAAATAAAACTTAAATAGAATGGAACTGGCTGTTCTTCTGGAAATACCCATTCAGCTTCAGGAAGAATTTCAAATCTATTTTCAATTATTCCAACCTTTTGAATTTCATCCAATATTTTTTGAGTTATTTCAGATACTTCTTCGTATCCTTTTTTAACATCTTTGTTAAAAATACCTGTAGATATAACTAATGTTAGTATTTTTTTGTCTAACGAATTCTTAACTTTGTGAGTTCTTATTGTTATTGCTGGAATTATTGTTTCTTCTGGGTCTGGTGGAAGTAATCCAGTATATACTTTTATTTCTCTTAATTCCTCACTTTTATAAGCTTTATATTTCTTTTGAGTTATAGTAGGCAGTATCATTTCTTTTATATTTTCTTCTAAAGTTTTTATATCTATCATTAAATATACCCTTTCAATATCCTTGAAACTTCTTTTAATAGAAGTTCATCTAAATATTCTTCACCTTTTTCTACTGCATAACTTGAAACATTTTCTGAACCTAACATTTCAGAAATTCCTATTGTATACAATTCTTTAATCGGAAATCTGCTATTATTTTTTCTTTGAAATATCCCTTTGTGTCCACTTTTCATAGTGGTTATAAAAGGTTTTCCAGTATATTCATTTTTCCCTTTAACTATTTTAGAGTTTTCGGTTTTTTTTATTTTAACTTTTATTTGACTTTTTGATTGAGAAGTTAAAAACTTAGATAAAGCTAATCTTGGAGTTTTAGCAACTATTGTTCCTCTTAAAACAGAGAATGTAGCTTTTGTTAAATTTAATTTACTTTCAATATCGCTCTTTTTTATGTTATATTCAGAAGTTGTTTTATTTTTTATTTCAGTTTTAACTTTATTAAGAGTTCTATTAATAGTTCCAGTAATAGCTCTTTCAATTCCGTTAGGAATAGTTTTTAACATATTTTGAGCTAGGTCTATATTTTTTACTTCCAAAAAATGTTGCATTAAATTCCTATCCTTTCTTGAAGTTCTAAAATAATTAAACTTTCTTCTTTATAAGACCTATAGACTTCAAATGTTCCATTATTTACGTCTATTTGCTTTCCCGCTGTGTATTTTTCTAATTCTGCTTCATACTCTAAATAAAGTATATAATCAACTTCTTTTGAAAGTCCTTCGTATTCATCTTTGTTCATTTTATTATCTGGTCTTTCCATAACTCCAATATACATTTTGCCTTGAATGATTATCTCTTCTCCAAACTCATCTAAGTTTAGAAAAACTTTTATATCTTCTTTCAGTTGTTCTTTAAAGTTCATTTTTAATCCTTTTATTTTTTCTTAGTTTTTCCATTTTTAGCTACTTCACTATTATCTTCTGAAGTTTCTTTTTCTTCTTTTTCTGTTTCAATAATTTTGTTATCTTCGAAATCATCATTTTCTATAACCATAGCTGTATTTGTTGCTAGAATATAATTTAATTCTTCACCTTTTTCAAATTCAACAACATCTCCTATTCTGTTTTCTCCATATATTCTTTCAAATTTTATTTTCATTTATCCTCCTAATTTTTTAGATAGAGAGCTTTTGCTCTCTATCCATTATTCATCACATACTACATAAGAGAAATAAGTATCTACATCACAAGGCTGTAATACTGGTCTTGATTCAGTAGTAATTTTTGCAACTTTTGGATTTGTTGTATCTAAATTTGAATATCTTTCAGTTATATGTACAAATCCATTTCCCATTCCCATAAATACAATAGGAGCATAAATTATTTCCCCAGCTGAAGGTCCTCCAATTACCATATTTGTTGGCATTAATTGTATTGATTTTCCATCAGTATCTGTTACTTTTCTACTATAAGAAAAAAGTTCTACTCCGAATTTTTTATAAGTTCCTAACCAAATTATTCCTGGATAAAGTCTAACTGCTTTTTTTACAAATTCACTTTGTAAGTCTTGGGAAATGGCTTTTTTATATGATTCTGAATTTAATAATAAATCAGCAGCTTTTAATCCTAAAACAATATTTTCTGTTTTTAGACCATTTTCTTCAGCTTTTTGAATTATGTTATCTAAACTAGCTAGTGGATCAACTCCTACATCATTCCATTTTTTGCCAGAAGTTAATGTAACTTTATTCCCTAGTTCATAATTAACTTCATACTCAACTTCTTTATCCCCAGACTTGACTATACCTGTTGTTAAAAATTGAGATACCATTAATTCAATTCTATTTTTTATATAACTTTCTTGAGCACCTAAAATTTCTCCTATTCTCTTTCCAGTTTCTATTGCTGGATTAAAGTCTTCTATACTTGCCCCAGCTGGTCTTTCAAATAAATCTTTTTCAGTTAATGAGTACTCTGGTCCTATTGAAGGTGCATCAACAACATTTGATTTTTTACTTTTTGAGTAAATAGGTCTACCAGCTTCCATTGGTGTTAAAAATGGTGCTACTACTTCTCCTGCTTTTGTATATTCCAATATTATTGTTGGTGTTGTTGATTTAGAACTTTTCCCAAAGAAAAGGCTTGTTAAAAAATCTCTTTTCACCTCTGCATTTTGTCTAATTTTTTTTATTGTTACTGGTGTATATAATCCTGGCATTTTATTCCTCCTTTTATTTTATAAATATTCCTATTTTTCTTAGTTTAATAGTTAATTCTTCTTCTTTCCCATTGAATTTAACAAAGTTTTTTACAAGACCACCTGTTAATATAACAACTGTCTGTCCTGCATTTTCTGTTGTTTCATAAGCAACTCCATAAACATCAGAATACGTTGCTCCATCATATTTCCCAAACTTCTTTTCTGAACTTAATCCAATAATGTCTCCAGCTTCAACCTTTGTTTGAAGAGTTAAAGCATTTGTCTCAATTGGAAAATCTCCTTGAAATATTCTTTGATCTGTGCTTGTATAAATTTTATTTTTTGACATATTTTATCCTCCTATTTTTTATCAAAAGCTTGTATTGCTGCTGTGCATATTTCATTAAAAACATCATTTTGACCTTCTTCATCTGAAGGTGCTATGTCACTAATTCCGCTTTCTTTTTGTTCATTTTTGATTTTCTCAATTTCTTCATGTGCTTTATTAGCATTTGACATAAAGAAATCAACTATAATGTCTTTATAATCCTTAGGCTCTTCGTATTTTGCTTTATTTACAATTTCTTTTTGCTTTTCATTTATAACTGGTATTTTTTCTAAAGCCTCTATTCTTTTTCTTTCTTCAAGAACAGCATTTTCAATCTTCTCAGTTTCATTTTCTTTTATCTCATTAACAATTTGATTTTTAAAATCATTCATTAAATCTGGGTATTCATTTAATAATTCTTGTATAGTTTTTGGCATTATTATTCCTCCAATATTTTTCATATTTTCAATTTCTTTTAATTTTTCTTTTAATAAGTCTTGATTAATAAAGTTTTCAATATGTAATTCATTTGATATATTCTTGATGTTTTCTAATGAATTATCATTTTCAACTATCTCATCAACAAATCCAGCCTCAAGGGCTTCGGTAGCACGGTACCATTTTTCACTATTCATTTTTTCTGATATTTCTTCTCTGCTTAGTTTAGATTTTGTACAATAAATATCTAAAATAGCTTCTTTTACTGTATCTAATAATTCTATTTGTTTTTTTAATTTTTCAACATTTCCGTAAATTGAGCTCAAAGGATTATGTATCATATATAATGCTCCAGTTCCCATAACTACTTTAGAAGCACATAAAACTAAAAAACTTGCAGCACTTGCAGCTAAGCCGTCTATATATCCTGTAATTTTCACATTGTTTACCTTTGCATAATCTTTTAAAAGATTATAGATTGCACTTGCTTCAAAGACATCTCCACCAGGAGAATTAACTCTTAAATTTATATGAGAAACATTTTTTAACTTTTGTAATTCTTTTGCAAAGTTAGCTGAACTAACTTCTCCATATTCTTCCCAAGCCCATTTCGTAATAGTTCCATATATACGAATTTCAGCAGTGTTTTCACTTAGATTTTTTATTTCAAAAAAATTATTTTTAAGATTTCTCTCCATTATCTTTCACCCCCTTACGAATAATTTTTAAGTCTTTTTCAAGAAGAGCAATTTCTTTTTCCTCTTCTGCTCTTTCTCTAAAGATTTCTTCGTAGTCATAGCCTGATGTAGCAGCTATAATACTTCTACTTGTTGTAAAGTTTTCAAGTTCTTTACCATTTGCATTGGCATCTTTTAATGGATCAAGTGATGATTTTCCGGCTCCAACCCAGATACAACGAGTAAAAGCATAGCGAACTGATTCATCTTCAAAAAAGTTCGGACAATCTATATCGCCATTTTTTATAAGTTCAAGTATAAATTCTTCATAAATCGGTTGACAAAATGTTCTTTCTAATATTTTTCTTGAAACTTGAAACCTTTGATGTGCTTCTTCAAGTGAAGCTTTTGCTGCACTATATGAATTTTTAAAACTAGACATTAAAACTTCTTTGCTAATTTCTAAATTTGCTCCTATTTCTTCGTATATTGCCTCAACAAATTCTTTAAAATTTTTATTAGGTCTACTTGTAGAAAATTCTTTTATTTTTTCTCCTGGTTTACCAACTACAAGAGTTCCATGATCTAAAGTTATTTGTTGTTCTTTTTGTTTTGGAGTATCTGTTGTAACATCTTCATCAGTTGTTCCAAATCCTCCGGCAAATCCATCTTCATCAGCATTTTCGCTTTCAATGATAAGACCTATCATTGCATTAATTACAGCAGCTGTGAGCTCTGAACTTTTATATTTTCCTAGTTGTTTTAATGAGAATATAATAGGTCCTAATATAGGGACTCCTCTTCTTTGTCCTATTCTTTCAGGTTCAAATATATGTAAAATATTTTTTCTTCCTAAGCTATTAAAAGCTGGATACCCTTTTACTTTGTGATTAAAGTTATCTCCTGGATGTGATGAGGCTATATAATATTTTTTTAACTCTCCAGTTTCATCATATTCAACTCCAGATTTTATATATTTATTAGCACTTCCTATTGGATTTATAATTCTATCTGCTTCAAGAAGTTGAATACAAAGCTCTATACTAACTCCTTTTCTATTTTTTCTCATTGGAATTGCAAAAGCATCTCCATTCATTATCCAACTAAGTTGTAATAGTGATTGTAAATCATAAAAACTAAACATTCTACTTGCATCAGAGTTAGGAGATAAAGCCCAAGCATTAAATTTATTTTTTATAATTCTTTCCAATTCTTTTGCTTTTTCTCTCTCTATTCCAAGATATGTGTAATTTATTGTTGGTTTTGGTAATAAGCCACTTCCAACTGTCTTGGTTCTCATTTTTTTTAGAGCTGCTCCAGCAAGGTCATTATTCATATATAAACTTCTTGATTTAGCTCTCAAATCTTCAAGGCTATATAAAATATCTTCATCAGGACTATTAGCTCCAACATTCCAATTTTTAAGAACAGGATCATCTTTGTTTGAATATCCTTGTTCAATTTTTACAAGGTTATCATATCTTCTTCTTTCTCTGATTCTTTTTGTACCAGCTTCAGGATTGAAATAACCTATTGCCTTATCAATTAAATTCATATTTCCTCCTATCTTGGAATTATCTGAATTGTTCTAGGTCCTGAACTTCTTCTCTTTGCTTGTTGTAATCTGTCTTGCCAAATCTTTATATTTCTTGCGATTTCCATTGCATTAACTCTTGTTAGACCCCTTTTCCCAATCGTATAACTCTGTCCTTTCGTGACAGCTAAATCTGCTTCTAGCCAAGCATCTAAATGTTCTTGGCATTGTTCTACTGTAAAACTCATTTTCTATCTCCTTTTCTATTGTATTTTTTGTCGTGTAAATCTATTGGAATTAATTCAATTGCAGCTGTTGCATAGTTTCTTAAATCTAATGGTTCATTTCTTCTTCCATCAAGTATCTCCCAAGCTATTTTCATTCCTCTAGGAGTAGATTTTTTTACTTTTACTTCTGAAGTTAGCCCTTTAAAATAGTCTATTCCATATCCTTGTGTACTTGCTTTTGGAAAATGACATTTCCCTGTTCCTTGCAAAATAGAAAGTCTTGAATATGTTAAATCTTTTAAAGCATTTACTCCTAAACTAAGTAAATTCACTGAAGGAGTTCCTTTTTTTGTTGTTTTCCTAAAACCATTTAAAATATTAACTCCCCAAGCTCCTTGCCCTTTAATTGCATAAATTCCTCTTTTTTCTTTTTTGTAAACATATTTATAAACACTTCCAGTATGGTGTCCGCCTGAATCTATAAGAGTTGCTGCTATTGTTAAGAATTTTCCATTTTTGTATTTGAATTTTTTTCTTAAAAAAGTATCTAATTGTTGCCATACTTCCTCTTTACCAGGATCTCCAGGAAAATCTCTATAAACAATTCCATAACTCTCATAGCCATAAGCCCAACCAACAACTTCAACTTCCAACCTGTTATCTTGAACGTCTACTCCTGCTGTCAATATAACAACATCATCATGTAGTTCAGCACCATAATCTTCTCTTGTTTCATAGATAGCTTCATAGTCCATAGCACTATCAAGATTAACAGCGAATGTTTTTCCAAGTACTGTATTTACAAAAGTTTTGTATTGAAAATCATCATCTTTAACACTTAAATATTCAGCTATGATGTCTTTCCAACTTACCCAAGGTGAAGCTAAAGCATTGAGATGGAAACTTCTATTTTCTTTCTCATTTGGAAATTTAGCTATCCATTCTCCATTGGTTTGCCCATACTTTTTCCATTCACTTTCAATAGCGCTCTCTCCACAAAACTTGCATTCAAACTCAGGTTCTACCAAGTCTTTATATTTAAGTTGCTCAAATTCTAGCGATTGATGTTTACCATGGTAAACTCCATTCTTCTTGTGACCCAGCTAAATATAATAATTGTATTTTTGAAGTTGCATCATCTGTTGGAGTAGAAACCCTTATTTTTTTACTATCATAAAAATTGTTTGTTCTTCTCTCAGCTAGTTTTACTGGATCTCCTTCTTTCTTGGCTGATAAAGGAAATCTATCAACTTCATCTAACAATGTAATTTTTATTGGTCTACTTGCTAACCCAGAAGGTGAATTTGCTCCAACAAATCTTACATATCCCCCAGGAAACATTTTTTCTTGAACTGTTCCTGATTCTCTTTTATTAACCTTTTCTACTAAGACTTTAAGAATTTTTGTATCTCTCAACATAGGCTCTACTCTTTCTTTTGAGAATGACTTGGCATCATCAACAGTTGGTTGTACAAAAAGAATAGGACAAGGATCTAAGTGCATATATCTCCCTAAAATATTTAATAGCAATTCTGTTTTCCCTACTTGTGCTGAACTCATTATGGTTATTGACTTAGTTATGCTGTCAGTAACACAATCAAATATTGCTTTCATATATGGAGTTCTATCTGTTTCCCATCTTCCAGCTTCAGCTGAACTCTCTCTTGAAAGTACTCTGTACTTATCAGCCCATTCAGCGATAGTTAAATCTTCTGGAGGAGTTAAACTATCTTTTACAATATTCTCAATCAGATGTATCGTGTGTTTTCCCTGTATCATCTTCTTCAATTCCTTTTCTTTCTTCATACTTGTAATCAATCAATTCCTCTAAAACCTCATAAATAGCTTTTTTTAAAATTTCCTTTACTTCAAGTTGATTTTCTTTATTTAAAAGCTGAACTGAAATTTTACTTGGAAGAGCCATCAATTTAGATTTGAAGTTATAATTCATATTTGAAACTATTCTAATAACATCACTTTCATGATGATATTCTTTTTTTAGAATTTGTAATTTATATTCTTTCAATTCTTTTTCAGCTCTTTTTAACTCTGATACTTCATCTTGCCCTGAATTCTTTTCAACAAATATTTCAACCGCTTGGATAAAATTATATTTTCCAGGTGATACCCTAGCAGATTTAAAATATTCTCTAACTTTTCTTTCAGAAAATTGAAATATCTTAGCTAATTTACTTTCTGTAGCTAATATCTCCTGCACTTTTTCTCCTTTCGCGTATATAAAAATATTTTTGGCAAGCTTGAAAAAAAATCTAAATTTGATAAGTTTCGAGCCTCTTCGCCCCTCTAATCTTCTTTTTGTTTTACAGTACCTTATTCTAAAAGAACAAGTTGCTTTTCTTTTTCTTTCTTCTTTGCTTCTTCAAGCTTTAGCTCATCTGTTGCTTTGTATCCTAACATTGAATTTAGTTCTCTCGCTGCTGCTACTCCTGCTAGCAGTTGCTTATCCTTTCTTTTCTTCTTCGTTGTCGTTGTTCCTTCAGGTCCAACTTCTTCAATGTATTCAACTATCTCAACTCCATTAATAGAATCATTTAAAATCTTGTTTAATCTATTTGCAATGCTTAACATTCCAAGTTCAGTGTCTTGAAATAAGATTACTCTAAGCTCAGCTATCTTGGTTGCAACCTTAGGACTTTTCTCTATATTTGCAGCTTTAGTCTTATCACTGTATCCAGCTTTTTCTTTTGCTTCTTCTTTACTGAATCCAGACATTCTATAAATAACATAATTAGTTTGTTTTTCTGTCAACCCCTCAAAATTGCATATTTTTTTATTTTGTTTTTCAGATATTTCTTTTCTAATTTCTTTATACTCAGTAAGATATCTTTTTATCCATGAGATTATTGTATTCCTGTTGTATTTTGTTTTTCTTTGTATCTCATCGTATAGATCTTTTTTCTTTGTACTGAATTTAGTTGCTTCAAGCTTTATATATAATTCTAAAACTATTAGTTGCTCTTCTTTGAAATTTTCAGACTTATTCATTTTTTATACCTCACATTACTGACTCATCTATAAATCCTCCTGGTATTTATTATCTAAATCCTAAATTGTTTTAAATATTTGCATAACAAAAACAAAGAATTATATTTTCATTTTTAGGATTAAAATGCCTCACATTATTATCGCGCGAGAAAACTATTAAAAACTATTGAAATTAAAAGGAAAAATTTTTTTGAAAGTGTGAAAATAGGAAGTTTTTTCTTCCTATTTTTTGCAAAAAAATGCCAAATGGTTTTTAGTATCGCATTTGACTTTGCAATTAAAAAGTATGATATTTACAAGGAATTGTTCGAGCCTCTCTATGTTAGAGAAAAAATCTCGCTGTGGAGATGCCTTTTGTTGCGAGTGAATTAAAATATTTTTTATCTTGCTTCGATAAAAAACAATTTGTCTATAGCATTTATTGCTACTACTAGTAACAATATCATCAATTATTTTATAATCAAATATCCATTCCAGATTATCTCTAACCAAAGAATCCAGGTCTTGGCATCTGAAATTTATAAATTTTTCTTTAAGGATTTCAACTGATTTTTCTACTTCTTCAATCATTATTTTCCCTAAAACTTCTGATATTGTGCTTTGAATGTAATTTTTTATATCTTCTATCTTTATAGAATTTACAGAATTGAATTCAAAATAATTTTTTATAATTTTTTTACTTAGTCTATGTTCAAGCCGAAAGATTGCTCCTTTGACTTTTTTCAAATTTTTTTTATTATTTTCGTGCCCTTTTGAATATAATCTAATTTTCCAACCTGGTGTTGGCTGGAATGTAAAGCCTGTTGTATAAAATTTGTTTTGATTTTTATCAAAATTATAATACTGTACTTTATCTAAATCGTTATATTTTCTTGTTAGAGCTTTAAAAAAGTAACTTATAATATTGTGAAATTTATAAAAATT